CCCCGAAGGGGCGCGAGAACATCGAGAACATCAAGCGCGACTTCAATCCGATTAAGTTCGACCCGATCACCGTCAACATCCGGGAGAACATGGAGTTGTCGGTGGTCGATGGCCAGCACCGGGTCGTCGCAATGCGCGAGCTTGGCCGGGGGCATCAAGTCTTTCCCGCAATGGTCAGCTTCGGCCAGACGCTTAGCGAGGAAGCTAATCGGTTCTGGACACAGGATGACAACACCAAACCGGTGACGCTGATTGAGAAGTTTCGGACCAAGCAGTCCGATGTCACACAACATCAGGCCCGCTCCATTGCGGCGGTTCTGAGTGAGTACGGGTATGAAGTCAAGTCGTCATCGGCGCCCGGCACGCTGCGATGCATCGCCAGCATTGAGGCCGTCTACGGAAATCATGGCGAGGGCTTGCTGCGGGCTGTGCTCGTGGTGCTTTCGGAGGCGTGGGGGTCGGATGTCGGGCGGGTCGACAATCGGCTCTTCCGTGGGTTGGCCCGGTTTATCACGCACTACGGACACGCGGTTGATCCCAACCGATTGACCCGAACACTAAGGCGCTCTTCGGCCCGGCAAGTTCAAGAAACGGCGGCTGGTATGGCGACCGGGGTGGGGACGGATCACATGACCTCGACGGTCAACGCCATTCGGACGTTGTACGACTTCCGTCAATCACCAGCGCATCGCCTACCGCCGTTCATGCACCGGACGAGCTTCGACCTGGACGCTTGGGTGGCGAGAAGGAGCCAATGAGCATGGAGATGGTTGCGATCAATCAGATCGTCCTGACCCGCCGGATGCGTGAGGACTTCGGCAACATCGAGCCGCTGATGTCCAGCATCAAGGCGCACGGGCTGTTGCACCCGATCGTCGTGGCCGCCGATAACACGTTGATTGCGGGCGGGCGGCGACTAGCGGCCTACCGCAACATGGGGCGTCAGGAGATACCCGTCCAACGGCTCGGTGATCTATCGGAGCACCAGCGGCGCGAAATCGAGTTGGACGAGAACATCCGGCGCAAGGACCTGACCGAGTACGAGCGGTCCAATCTGATCCGCCGGATTGCGGACTTGGCCAAAGACGGAGAGGGGGTTTCGCGCCAAGTTGGCGCGAAACCTAAAGGTGGCCGACCCCCTGAGCCCGGATCGTATCGGGATGTCGAGCAACGAACGGGCATTCCGGGAACGTCCATTCGTCGCGCCGAAGAGCACGTCGCCGCCGTGGAGACCTACCCCGACTTGGAACCGCTGCCGCAGTCCCGCGCCATCGCCGAGGCCAAAGCCCGACGGGCGGCGGAGAACGCGGCGGCATCGTCCGTCTCCCTACCGTCGCCGATGCCACCCACCGGCCCAGTGGTCCGGGATACTCCGCCGATCACCGTCCCGACAACCGATCCCACCGCGATGGCCCGCAGCATCGCCAGGCACGTCGACCGGACGTTCATCGCCGAATTGATCGCCGAACTCCATCACGTCGCCGACGGCATGGAGAACTAACGATGCCCCGCTCCCGAACGATCAAGCCGGCGTTCTTCCATAACGAGGACGTGATCGAGTTGCCGATGGCGACCCGGCTCCTGTTCATCGGCCTCTGGACGGTGGCTGATCGCGAGGGCCGACTGGAGGACCGCCCCAAGCGGCTCAAGATGCAGCTCTTTCCGGCTGACGACGTCGACATCGACGCCTGCCTGGATGAGCTCGTCGACGCCGGGATGATCGAGCGGTACCAAGTCGATGGCGGACGGTTCATCCAGGTCACGAACTTCGTGGCCCATCAACAACCGCACCCGAAGGAGACCGACTCGGTGATTCCGGACCCGTCCGGGGCCCTCAGCCGACCGAGTCGGGAGAAGCGGGTACCCACGCCCACGGATCAACCGGCCAGCAACCGTCCAGCAACCGGCCAGCAACCGGCGGACAGTGGGCCTGCCACGCTTACACCTTACGTTCTTACACCTCACACTCCTTCACTCTCGACCTCGCCACCCACACCCAGCGCGCGCGAAGCGCCGCCCTCGGCGGTGTTGGCGGCGGTGATTCCCGACGACATCACAAGGTTCACCGAAGAGTTCCGGGAACTGGATCCGGAACTCGACGCCACCTGGTTCCGGCAGGCGCTGGCCGAAGCGGAGTTCGAGTGCGATGGCGGCGCCGGCGAACTGAGCGCCGACGATCTCCGGGAGGCGTTGACGGTGGCGATTGAAATCGTCGACATCGCCTTCCGGAACGACAACGAGAAATACCCGATCAAGGTCCCGACGCGCTTCGCCGCGAGCAAGGTCGTCTGGGCGATCGAGTCCCGGCTCAACGACGTCCGCGAGCGACGACACCGACCGCCCGTTCCGCCACCACGACGCGGTCCCGTCGTCAGGAACACCATTCCGACCGCTGGAGCGACCGCTAGGAGCTACCCGCCATGACCACCGACACCATCACCCGCGCCGTTCAGGGTTTCCGCGACCTCGCCGACCAGGACGGCATCACCACCACGATCACCACGCCGCAGCCCGACCGCCTCGACGCGATCCTCGCTGAGATCACTGCCCTCGTCGACTCCGAGCCGATGGTGACGATCGCCGTCGCCGGGGAGTCCGAGATGGGGACCAGCCCGGTGGATGTCGCCGAGACCGTCCTGCGCCGCATCCAGGAACGGCTGGAGGGTGAGACGACGTGAGCATCGACATCCGCAAGCGTGGTGCACCGACCACCTTTCAGGACCATCTCGGGCGCGAGGTCTACGAGACCGCCGGACGCGGAGCCATCATGCCAGCCTGGTCGTCCCTGAGTCAGGCTCGGCGATGGCGCTGGATCTGGGCCGGGGAGTCCGCTGTCGCGATGGCCCGGGCGACGTCGTCCGTGCCAGTGCCAGAGCAGGAACCACCGGTCGCGTCGCGTCCCGCCGTCGTCAGACCCGCCGGGACGGCGCCGATGCAACTGCATGAGAACTGGGGCGCCCAGATCCGCAAGCGTCGTCAGGCCCGGCAGCCATGAGCCGCACTGACCGCACGGTCCGCGGCGACCGGCGCTGCGACGCCACCATCACCCCGATCGCCGTCCGGCGGCAGGGCACGGACCTGTCCTCAATGGAGCTGATCGCGCTGCTGGAGGCGGAGCCCGATGTCGCGAGCGTGCTGACGATATTGGCCGACGACGCGATCCCCGCCGCCGCCCGTGACATCGTTCGCCGCCAGCTGGTCGGGATCGTCAGGATGATCCGGCTGACGCTGCCGACGGTGACGACGTGAGAGTGCTCGACCTCTTCAGTGGTGTCGGCTGCTTCGCCATCGCCACGCACCTGCTCGGGATGGAGACGGCGGCGTTCGTGGAGATCGACCCCGCCTGCCAACGCCTGCTGGCCCAACGCTTCCCCGGAGTCCCTGTCCATGGCGATATCACCACCCTTGACGACGCCACCCTCGCCTCCCTTGGTCCAGTCGACCTTGTTTGCGGCGGACCACCCTGCCAGCCGGTCAGCGTCGCCGGGCAGCGCCGAGGCGCGGACGATGACCGCTGGCTCTGGCCGGAGATGCTCCGTGTTGTTGACCGGGTCCGACCCCGCTACGTGGTGGCTGAGAACCCTCCTGGAATCGTCTCGATGGGACTCGCAACTGTGGTTGCTGCGCTGGAAGGTCTCGGTTACGTCGTTCGGCACCCCGAGATACCGGCTGGTGCCCTCGACGCCGACCACATCCGGCAGCGGGTCTGGGTCCTCGCGGTCGCCCATGCCGACGCCGACCGTGGACTGCGCGACGGAGCGGACGGCGAAGTACGCGCAGGGTGGGACCTCGCTCTCGCTGGCGGTGCGGCAGGCCGTGCCGACGCCCAGAGCGGAGGGCTTCGACGCGGGAGCGCACCGCGGCAAGCCCGACAGCCTGCACGCGATGGTCAAGGCGCGGCAACGGGAGTCGGTCCCGACGCCAACCGCATCCATGGCCACGGGACCGAGCCGGTCGGGGCGTCAGGGTGGACCGAACCTGCAAACAGCCATCCGGGAACGGGTGCCGACGCCGACGGCCAACGATGCCCGGCAGGGGGCGGAGGGGGCGTCGCAGTCAGGGAGTCCCTCCCTGACTGCGACGGTGCTGTACCAATCGGGCGACCGGCCCACGGGGGCGCTGTCGCCGGAGTACGTCGAGTTCCTGATGGCGCTTCCGGAGGGCTGGACGGACCCATCGAACACGGACCTGACGATCTGGTCGCTCATGGGACGTGGGGACGCCGCTACCCCGCCGACTACCCCGTGTGGATGATCCGATCCCAGCCGTCCGGGCTCACTCAGCGATCTGCTGGCCGGTCGACTCGACTGAAACAGCTCGGCAACGCGATCTACTGGCCAATCGCCTATGAGGTCCTGCGGCCGATCGCCATCCGGGAAGGGCTGGTGCGGGAATGACGGACACCATGACACGACAACGGCTCATCGTCACGATCAACGAGCACCCGAACAAGCGCCTGTCGCCCAACGCCCCGCCACCGGCAAGTGTTGCGGCCAAACGTGGACGGGCGTCCGTGGTCTGGATGGCACGGGTCAACGGTTACGACGCCGCCCGGCTCGCGGTCATCGACCACGCGGTGGATCGGAGCCCGGAGCTGTATTACGCCGCCTGCCGGGCCCAGTTCCCCGACGTATTGGTTCGGCTGGACATGGGTAACACCGACCTTGCCTGGATGGCCGGGCCGGTCGACGTGGACATCGTGATCGGGTGGGGGGTCGGCTCGGCCCGGAAGGACGACGACAACGCCATCGCGATGTGCAAGAGCGCCCGGGATGGGGTCGCCGACCTGTTCGGAGCAAGCGATCGGCGATGGCGAACCCGGCGGGTCGTCCAGACCCGATCCGGCCCCACCCGCCCCCACGGCCAGCTGTCTTTCACTTTCACGCCACGGGATTATTCATGAGGATCGAGTACGTCATGCCCTACGTCGGCGGTACCATCGTCTGGCCGTGGTGCTGCCTGACCAAGGACGCCCGGGACGCCGACCGGTGGCGGGCCTGGGTCGTTCGGCAACGGCCCGAGGCCAGCACCATGACCCACATCCTCGACGTCCGGGAGCGGCCCAGCTACCACGCCGGCGCCGAGACCGGCCCGACGCGGGACCAGGCGCAGGCCATCCTCGACCGTCACCAGCACCGTCGGCACTGATTCGCCACGACCACGAGGAGACCGACCCCATGACGAAGCGTGACATTGATCCCGTGATTCGACAGGCCATTCACATCGAAGGCACCGAGAAAACGGCCGTGAAACTCGCCCACGCGATTGCCTTGCAATGCAAGGGCGACTCCGAGTTTGCCGCTCGGAACTCGCAACGGGCGTTCTCGCTCCTCCGGTTGGCGGGGGTGGACATCGACACGATCCTCAGCCCTGTCGCCGCCACCGACCGCCCGACGACTGAGCCGACATTGGAGGCGCAGGAATGAACGGAACCTATGCGCGGGACCTTCCGGCCGAATATCGGGAGTTCCAGCGTCTGCTCGCGCTCCTCCGCGATATCCCGACCCACCAGACTCGGCGGCGGTACGACCTGATCGCCGACATCAAGCGACTCGGAGGACGACCATGACCACCACACCTAGCACCCGAGACGATGCACCGGAGCCCGTCGGCGACCAATGGCTCGTCGCACCCGAGGACGCGGCGATCGTCCATGCGCTGATGCCTGAACTGGCCCCGACCGTCGCCGCGATCATCCCGCATCTGGCCGTTACCGCGGCGGCTCGTGCAATCGTCGATGCTCGGTCCTTGCACGGTGGAGCGGACGAGGAACCGTGGTCGCATCGGTTCATTGCCGAGAATGCCCTCATCGCCGCCCTGCCATTCCTTTCGCCCCCCACGCCCGGCCCGGTGCCCGCGGTGATAACAGATGCGATGGTCGAGGCGGGGCAAGAGGCGCTGATCGATGCCGAACTGAAGGTCGGTGGCATTCCAGAAATGCTGGGCTATGAGCTCATGACCCGCGCCGTTCTCGACGCCGCCCTCGAGGCCGCCCCACCGCCGCCCGCCGCCGCCCACGGGACAGCCGATGCGTGGGAACGCAAGCGCGGGGAGTTCGTCCCGTATTCCGACGATGACGACCCGCCCGCCGAACGAGACGGCGAACTCGATGGTTTCGCCGCATGGTTCGATGCCGGACCGGAGTACCGGCACCTGACGATGGCCGAGGCGGTCGCGCAGTTCCGGGCCAGCCGGGCGGAGGGGGTGGACGGTTGAGCGAGCAATTGAGACACCTGTTCCGAGCCAGGCGAAAGGAATCAGCCGTGCCGCATGATCCTGAGCACCGGATCGCTGAACTGGAATCCCGGCTGGCCGAGGCGGAGGAGCGGATCGGGCGACTCGTCGCGTTCTCCGATAAGGTGATCGATGAGTACGAGCAAGTGCATCCCGCCCACGTTCTACCGCTCACGCGAACGATGCGCATCCTCCATCCCGGCGATCTCGTTCCCATCGCCCCCGCGCCGGCGCCGGAGGGTTGACCGTCTGCTAGACTGGCAAGTGCCCATCCACGACCCCGTGACGATGCCCGGCCTCACCGCCGGGGCGCGTGGCCGTGAGCGATTCTCCCTTACAAAACGTTATCGCTCCCAAGCCGTTCACCTGGACACGAGGCCGGGTGGAAGCCGCTGTGCTCGTCGCCGACGACACCCTCTCGAATGACGAGATCGCCCAAAGCTGTGGGATCTCATCCCAGACGCTCGCCGTCTGGAAGCGGCACCCCGAGTTCATGGCCCGCGTCGACCAGCTCGTCGCCGACCTCCAGGAGCACGCCCGCAAGCGCGGCCTGGCCCGGCTGGACAAGCGGCAGGCGACGGCGTTCGACCGGCACCGGCGCATGGTCGACCTGATCCTGGCCCGCGCCGCCGACATCGGCCTGGAAACGCCCGGCGGCGAGACAGGCCTGGTCGTGCGGCAGTACCGCTCCATCGGCACCGGTCCCAACGCCCGCCAGGTCACGGAGTACCCGTTCGACGCCGCCCTGATGCGTGAGCTGCGGGAGCTGGAGAAGCAGATCGCTCAGGACGCCGGCCAGTGGAGCGAGAAGCGCGAGGTCGCCCACAGCGGCGGGCTCACCTTCGCCGACCTGATCGGCCTCGCCGCCGACGATGATGGAGGTGGGGTGTGAGCCAGTTGCTCAGGATGTCCCGTCCTAAACGATTCATCGGCAACGACCTGATCCGACAGAGCGAAGTCGTTTCGACTGGGGCTGACCCGGACAACGACATTGCCTTTGTTGTGGGAGTCGTTGCTGGCCAGCCGCATCGCCTGGCGATTGTTACGGGAAGCGAAGGCTGCGTTGTCTATCGGTCGATGTCACTTGACGAGGCAGAATGCTTCGCTCGTTCCATGCTCGTTCAAATCGAGCGGGAGCGGACCGTCTAATGGTCGCCGCCACCTATCCCGCCGGGACCACGCTGACGTACTACCCCCTCGGAGCCGCCCGCGACAGCTTCGCTATCCTTCACCGCCCCCCCTTCGCAGAGGCGGTGGCTCCATGACGACAACCGCCGTCCGCCACGGTGCCCGTCTCGTCGCCCAGCGTGCGCAAGACCCGGTCTGGTTCTGCCGTGAGGTGCTGGGCCACGACCCGTGGCTCCTGCCCCGGCAGATCATGCGGGCCGTCAACGTGCCCCGCTCCCGGACCGCGGTCAAGTCCTGCCACTCGTCCGGGAAAGCACTAGCGCTCGATACGCCGATCCCGACCCCGTCCGGCTGGACGACCATGGGCGACATGCGCGTCGGTGACACGGTGTACGACGAAGCCGGCCAACCCTGCCGGGTCATCGAGACATCGCCCGTCTTCACCGATCACCCCTGTTACCGCGTGGCGTTCGACGATGGCACCAGCATCGTCGCCGACGAAGGCCACCGGTGGACGGTGTTGCGTTCGTCGGCGCGGCAGACGGTCCGTCGGCGGGGCTCGGCGGGCGACTGGCGCGACCACTGGGACATCGCCGAAACGATCACGACACCCGAACTGGTTGGTGGCGAGACGATCGTCGGGGACCGGGATGTCACGATCCCATACACGCAGCCACTCCACGGTGAATCAGGGGACCTTCCCGTCCCGCCGTATACGCTGGGCGTCTGGCTCGGAGATGGCACGACGGTGTTCGCCTCGGTCACGTTGTCCGACCAGGACCTGCCGACGATCAAGGTGGGCATTGAGGCGGATGGGTGGGAGCTGCTGATTCGCCCGTCGGCGGTGGCGGACCATTGCGCGGGGTATGGGCTCCGTCCACGCGGGGGCGCTGGCCAGACCGTGCTCCGACATGCAGGGCTCATCGGCGACAAGCACATCCCCATGGCGTACCTCCGAGCCAGCGAAGCCGACCGGCTGGCGCTGTTGCAGGGCATCATGGACACCGATGGCTACGCAGGGAATGGCGGTGCAGCAGCGATCGGCCTCAGCTGCGAGCGGCTCGTGTGCGATGTTGCTGAGTTGATCCGGACGTTCGGTTGGCGCGTCCGTCCCAGCGAAGGAATCGCCCGACTTGGGGACAAAACGTTTCCGTGCTGGACAATGTCCTTTGCTCCTGACCGCCCCGTGTTCCGTGTCGAGCGGAAGCAGCATCCACGGGGCGATGGACATCGCTCGCGGACCACGCATCGCGCTATCGTGTCGGTCGAGCGCGTCGAGACGGTGCCGACGCGGTGCATTGCCGTTGATAGCCCGCGCCGGCTTTACCTGGCCGGCGCGGGTCTGGTGCCGACGCACAACACCTTCACCGCCGCCGAGATGGTTCTCTGGTGGGTGTTCGTCAAGCGCGGCATCGCCATCACGACGGCGCCCACCTGGAACCAGGTCGAGAAACTGCTCTGGCGCGAGATCCACATCGCCCATGCCGGCTCGCGTTTCCCGCTCGGTGGCGAACTGATCCAGACCGAACTCAAGGTCGAACCCAACACCTTCGCCATTGGTCTCTCCACCAACGAGGGCGTTCGCTTCCAGGGCTGGCACGCCAGTCCTGGTCACCCGATCCTCATCATCCTGGACGAGGGCCCCGGTGTCGCTCCTGACATCTATGAGGCCATCGAGGGAATCCGGGCCGGTGGCGACGTGCGTGTTCTCGTTCTCGGCAACCCGGTCATTGCCTCCGGTCCGTTCTACGACGCCTTCTCCACTCAGCGTGCTTCGTGGACCACCTTCACCATCGACGCACTGGCGACCCCGAACTTCACCGACGACCTGTCCCGACCGATGACGTTGGACGAGTTGCGGGCGCTCACCGCCGACGAGCTCCAGTGGGCGCCGCGGCCGTACCTGACGCGGCGCTCCTGGGTGCGGGAGAAGCTGGACGAGTGGGGCGAGCAGTCGCCGCTTTGGGCCAGCCGCGTCCGGGGAGACTTTCCCAAGCAGAGCGAGGACGCACTGATCTCGCTGGCCTGGCTGGAGCGGGCGTCGGTCCCCGTCGACCCGGTGCTGGCGGTGCTGGATCCCGTCGTCGCCGGGCTGGACGTGGCGGGGCCGGGTGAAGACGAGACGGTGCTCACCATCCGGACGGCGGGTAGACCGTCATACATCCTCTCCATGCAGGCGTGGGCGCACGCCGACCCCCGTGGCGCCGTCGTCGCGGCCCTTGCGCCCTACCGTGACCGGTTGGAGACCATCAACGTCGACAGCATCGGCGTCGGCTACCACTTCGCCCGCCACCTCGAGGACCAGGGCTTCCCGGTCACGGACGTCAACGTCGGCGAGCGGCCGACCCGGAACGCCCAGGACAAGTTCGCCAACCTGAAGGCGGAGCTGTACTGGAACCTGCGGCAGGCGTTCGAGGCGGGCGACGTCGTCGGGCTGACCGATGACCGGGCCGTGGGGCAGTGCGCGTCGATTCAGTACCGGCAGGACAGCCGGGGACATATCGCGATCGAGAGCAAGGACGCCGCCCGCAAGCGCGGCGTGCGGAGCCCGGACCGGGCCGAGTCGCTGATGCTGGCCTACGCCACCGGCGGCGATGACGCTGGCGAGGTCACGACGTCGAACTACATCAGGAGATTGTACCGATGAACCATTGCTCGAATGGCGACCCCACAAGCTACGTCGATACCAGCTACGTCGATCAACAGGACCTTCGATTTTCCGAGGCATATGCCGAAGCCGTACTCATACCCGAACGCGACTTGAGTGGCGAGATCACCGACGCCATGGTTGAGGCAGCTGCTCGCACGTTATACGAGACTTTTGATCTCTATCATGACTCGAAAGAAGCGTCTTGGGAGACGTTCGGAATACTGTCTCGACATGCATATCGGAAGCTTATGCACAAGGCATTGGTGGCCGCCTTTCGCGCGAAGCGTGAAGCCCCATGACCACCCCAATCCGCAGCGAGCCCGTCGCCACCTCCGCCCCCGGCCAGCCGACGACGTTCGTGCCGACCGAGGCGACCCACAAGCGCATCGAGCAGGAGCGCGATAACGCCGGCGACGACTGGACCGTGATTCAGACCTTTCGGGACTACGCCGCCGGCACCCATCCGCAGACCCTCACGGCCGGGCAGCAGGATGTGCTCCGCATGCTCTCGTCGAGCGCGGCCGGCCGGGGCTTCGCCGACAACCTCTGCAAGGTCGTCCTTCGGGCCGTGACCGACCGGCTGGCCGTCGAGCGCTTCACGGTTGAGCCAACCGCCGACACGAAACCCGCGAGCGAGTCCGCCGATGCCGTGGCGACCTACCTCGAGCGCGTCATGACCCGCAACGGCGGCGGTGCCCTCCAGGCTCGGGTCCACTACGCCGCCGTCCGGGACGGCAATACGGCGGTTAGCCTCCGGTGGGACAACGAGCGCCAGTCGGTGCGCATCCGGCCGGAGCCGTGGTGGGATGGGGCGACGGGCGTGTGGGTGGCCTACGACGGCGACGGCGAGCCCGAGTACGCCGTTCGCGACTGGCAGCTCAAGGAACTGGTCGAGGTCAATGGACAACTCCGCTATAGCGACGTGCAGCGCCGCGTGATCTGGTGGCCGGACCGGATCGAGCGCTACCGCAAGAGCGGGCAGGGCTGGCAGCCGGCGCCGCAGCCCGGCGAGCCGGAGACCGGCATCGTCCCGTGGTTGCGGCCCAACACCGATCAGCCGCTGCACATCCCGATCGTCCACTTCGCCGCCAATGCCGACGACGACCACCCCTATGGCGTTAGCGATCTGGCCGGCGGCGTGCTGAGTTTGCAGGACGAGCTCAACGACATCCAGCGCAGCGTCACCGGCGCCGCCCGGCACGCCGGCTTCCCGATGTACTTCGGATCTGGCATCGCGTCGCCGCGGCCGACGCCGGACACTCCCAACCCGCCGCCGACGATCACGGTCGAGCCGGGGCTGTGGGTCACGGTCGCCAATCCCGACGCCCGCGCTGTCGTGCTGCCCGCTGGCGAGATCGGGCCATTGCTCGACGCCTACCGGCTCAAGCTCCAGGCGATCTGCCGGATGACCAGCACCCCGATCCATGAGATCACCGGCGAATGGCCCAGCGGCGAAGCCCTACTTCGGGCCGAGATCGGGCTGGTCCAGCGCGGAGAGCGGTTGCAGGACCTGTTCACCGGCGCCTGGACGACGGTGCCGCACCGGGCGACGGAGCTGGCCAACGCCTTCGGGCAGGCCGGGCTCGATGAGACGGCCCTGATCGGCTGCCAGTGGGCCAGCGTCGACCGGCGCGACCCGCTCAGCCTGGCGACCATCCAGGATGCCCACGCCACCGCGCTCCAGAAGACAGAGACCCTGCGGTCAGCGTGGGCGCTGCGTGAGGCGGGCGTGCCGGACGACGCGGTGCAGGATTTGGTCGACCTGAACGGCATGGACGCGATGGACGGCACGGGGACGGTCGGCGGCGGTCCGTAGCGTCCATGCCGCTGACCACAACCGATGTCGCCCGCCGCTGGGGCAGGGCGATCCGCATGATTCGCATGACGCGCCACGGGCGCTGAACAGGAGTAACGCATGGCATTCACCTCCGCGACCGCCGGCAACCTCGGCGCCCATCTCGCCGCAACTCGGCTCAACTGGCTGACCGGCCCGATCAAGATCCTGCTCTGCACGTCGCTCTTCACGCCGAACAAGGACACAACGGTCTACAAGTCGGACGTGACCAACGAGGTCGCCACCGGCAACGGGTACACCCAGCGCGGCCTCGCGCTCGCCTCCAAGACCGCCGCCTACGACGCCGCGACCGACACGACGGTGATGGACGCCGCCGACCCGGTCTGGACCACGGCGGCCGGTCAGACGCTCACCTACCGCATCTTCGTGATCTACAGCGACACCGGGGTTGACACGACCAGCCCGGTGATCTGTTGGGGTGTGGAAGCCGCCGACCAGGTCGCGTCCAACGGCGGCTCCGCTACCATCGTCTTCGACGCGACCGGCATCGTCCGGCTGGCGACGTAGGCCGGGAGAGGCTGACACATGGTCACGTTCACCCGGCACACCGACGGCCAGACCATCGTCGCCAACGACATCAACGAGTTGCAGGTCGGGCTGGAGTCCGTTCCCGTTCGGTCTCCCATCGAGACAACGCTTTACGTCAGGGATGATTTCCTCAATGGATCGAGCGGCGACCTCGGCTGGACGACCACGGGCGGGACGACCAGTATCCCCGTGCTTGGCGGGCACCCCGGCTCAATTCGCCGCAACACGGGGACGGTCTCCGGGACCGTCGCGTCCAGCCGTCTCTCTACCCCCGTCGCACCGGCCGACACGTTCGACCTGCGATTCAACATGTTCCTGACCCAGAACGATGCCAACACGGTCTGCCGCATGGGGCTATCGGGCGACGCCACGATCAACGCGGCGACGGAAGGCATCTGGATCGAGAAGCTGGCGGCGGACACGTCGTGGTTCGGGGTCGTGCGTGTTGGCGGCGCCTCGACCCGGACCGCCGCGCTCGGCGCGGTGTCAGCGGGGACGTGGATCAACGGGCGGGTCCGGCGGGTCAACGACACGACCGTCGCGTTCTCGCTCGACGGCGGAACAACGGACGTGACATCGACAGCGACCGCTCCGACCTCCGGAATCCAGCCGTTCGTCCACGTCACCACCACCACCACCGTGAGCAAGGATTTCGTGCTCGACTGGTTCGACATGCTCATCACCGGCCTGACCCGGTAGGGAGACCAACGATGACCGACATCTGTGTCAGCACGGGACATTGTCAGTACGGCGGGCCGGGGAAGTT